ATTATAACTTGCTAATGAGCAATGAAAAAATATAAAGCTATAGCTATTCCAGTAACGTTTACGGGTGATAAACCAAAGTTTCTCACTGTCCGGGATCGACGGTTCAAAGATTGGATATTCGTCACCGGAGGGTGTAGGCGAAGAGAAATACCAAACCCCCTAAGGACCGCTTTGAGAGAACTCGAAGAAGAAACCAGGGGGGTCGTTTCTCTCAAAAAAGGAGAATACACAGACTATAAGTTTACGGTAAAAGAGAGTCCGGGTGTTGAACTCGAGTATAACGTGTTCGTCTTCTTTGTAAACTACACAAACCAAGAACAATTCGAACTCGTTCGAAAATTTAACGAAGAAAAACAAAAAACAAATATGAAAAAACTACAAAAACAACCCATCAAGAGAACACACGATGAAAACGATTTTATGAGTTTCGAAACGCTCACAGAGTTTAATACGAAAAAACAATGGGATAGAATAGTTAAAAACGTTCTGAATAACCCGGAATTTTACGCATGTGTAACTTCTCTCAATAGAAAAACCTTTTCTATAAAGTAAATAATGAAGTCGAAAGCTTACATTCTTCATCAGATAAAAGAAATTCTCGTAGATAAACACGGGTATACACCCAAAAGGGCGGAAAAATACGTCGAAAATCACGTAGAAGATAAAGTGTATGAACTTCTAGTATTAAAAAAGTCTTTATCCGAACAGGAAGAGTATCCGGAAGTATCGTATAGAAGGTCTATATGGCACCACGAATACGACGATGAGTGTGATGAAGACTAATATAAAAAAATAAATCTAATATTTGGTAAGTATGTTTAAACAATGGTGTAGAGAACAAGGATTCTCTAACGGAACCAATTTATCACATGTGCTCATGGACGGTGGTGTCCTTTCCGTGCCATTTGATAGATTGAATGAATTTTACGAAAAGTATGTCGAAGCATACAACTCAGGTGAAAAAATATTTGTCGTCGAACAAAAGACAGAAAACTATAACTTTTTCGTTGATCTCGATTATAAAGACGAAGATGAAATGACATTTAATGAAGTCGAAAGTGTGTGTAAAGTAATATGTGATAAGGTAAAAAAGTTTGGTGGTAAAGAAGCACTCATTTCTGTAGCGGAACCCAAACCCGCAGGGCATCTCATAAAAACAGGTATACACATCAATTGGCCAGGTTTCGTCGTTGATAGATCTTCCGCTATCGCTCTAAGACAACATATCATTAATACACTTAATTTAGCATATGGTTCGAAACAGTGGGATGATATAGTAGACGCTTCCGTATATGGAAGTTCACAAAGAAAAACAAAGGGAAGCGGGTTTAGAATGCCGTGGTCACACAAAAAAGGTAAACACGAAGCGTGTTCCGGTCAGGGGTGTACAATATGTAACAATACAGGTAAAGAAGTTCAAGGTGAATACAGACCCATTTTTATTTATAGGTGTGGACCTTTTAGCATGCTAGAAGCGATTGAAGGACACGTCGCGAATACCAAAATCATGCACATGGCTACACTTCGTACCGAAAGAACAGACCCAGTCACTATAGAAGGTGCAAGTGTAAAAAAAGAAGGTGAGTTTACAGCTAATCAGTTAAAAAATGAGTTCAAAGATCAGGAAGCTCTATTAAACATAGAACAGTTCATAAGAAAACACCTCGAAGGTCAAAATATGGCTAAGATTACTAAAATATACGAACACAAAAACCAGTTTCTCGTCTCTACGACGTCACACTACTGTGAAAATCTGAGAAGGTCACATAACTCAAACCACGTGTGGTTCAGTATATCTAACGGAAACATATCACAAAAGTGTTTTTGTAACTGCGAAACCGTGAAAGGAAGGTTTTACGGGTTCTGTAAAGATTTTACAGGGAGAAGACATGAATTACCACCTTCTATACTCGATAAACTCTACAAAGACGGTAAAATAGACAAATATATCGAAAGAAAAACAAAAAAGATAGAAAATACAGGTAATAAAAACCCAGAAGAAGTCAAAACACTTCTCACTACGTTCATAAAAAAACACGTTATCAAAAATAAGGATGTACCCATAACAAATATAGAAAAAAAGAAGGTAAAACTCTTTTCAATATCGAGTTCGTATACTTGCGAAGATTGTCTCACGAGAAACGTACCGTTTCAAATTTTAAACGGTAAACTTGAACAAAAGTGTAAGTGTAGAACGCGCATACATGTTCTCACAGATAAAATACTCACTAAATTATAGAATAATGTTACCTGTACTATTATTAATTCTAGTCGTATACGTTACATCTTCTTTAATTAGACCAAAAATGGATACGGATAAAATACAAAGTCTCGTCAAAGAATCTATAAAGTATTCAGGTATAAACCAAAGTGCTTACAAAGATTTTTTAGTCAATATTAACATGGCTATAGAGTATAACGAGAACGTCGAATCGTCTAAAAAGTTTTTACACAGAGCAGTAAATAATCTCGACGAAATAAGTCTTAGTTCCGTTGCTGGTGATACAGGTGTACAGGAAGAAATAGACGTTTTAACCATTAAACTACTTGCTTATTTCAATGAACTACACATAAGAAATGAAATACAGCGAGTAAAATACTTAAAAGAATTGTCTAATTATAAGTTACAATGAACAAGAGAACTCGTTCAGGTAGATTATCTAAAGTTCCAGAAAGATTAGAACTCTTCGAAGAAGTAGAAGATGATTACAAAGAAGACGAATACGACTCAGATGTAGATCTCTTAGAAACAGACGACGAGGATTTCTTAGAAGAAGACGGAGACGAAGAAGACGATGAAGATGACTCAGATGCCGACGAAAATGGTAATCTCAAGGATTTTGTAGTAGACGACGACGAGGATGATGAAGACTATTATGAAGAAGAAAGTGAAAGTGAGAGTGAGTATTCATCAGATGAGTAATAATGAGCTTAAAAAAATAGAATTATCTTTATATAATGGAAGCCGAAGTTGGTACACCCATAGAATATAACGCCCGTGACTTTGACATGAACATTAACGATAAAAATGATGAAGAGGAGATAGAAAATAACGAAGATAAAGAATACTATGCACCACCACCTCACCACTATTACAATCAACCACCGCCAGATTTCATGCTACAACAACAAGCACAAACACAAAAATCGAAAGATGATATATTTGCAAATTTAGATAAAACGGGGTATATAATAATATTTGTCGCATTTTTGTTAGGGTTTTTCATGGGTAAGACCATGCAACCAGTCATTCTCAGGCCTGGATAGATTTACCTTTTATCCATAAATAATCCGAAGGTGTCTGACGACCTTCAAAATCACCCATAGGACCTTCGAGTGGTTCAGTAAAATAAGCTCTACTGACTATAAGCGGATCTTTGGTATTATCGTTAATTACATCGGATGCTGTAACCAAAACCTCATCTAAATCATTATTATCTGATTTATTTTTTTGATTTTTTCTATACCATCTCAAAAATAAATTAATCAAAATAAGAATGGTGACTATGTTTATTAAAAGTCTACGTGATATAGTCAACATACTTACATTTAGTGTATAAATTTTATTTTACGGTTCGACGTTTTCCTTATTTTCAGAAGTTACCTCATCTTCTTCCCCGGTATTACTACCACTCTCTTCGGTAACCTGACCCTCCGTAGATTTTGCTTCTTGTTCTTCTTTTTCTTCTGCTTTAGCTTTTTCAGTATCAAACTTTTCCATAGCCTCGACGGAATTAAACCCTCTCTCTTTTGCTTCCTTTTCACGCACTTCTTTAGCATCCGCTTCGCGTTTCAAACGAACCTCTTCCATCTCTTTAGCGACAATTTCATCAGCCTCCTTGACGAGTTCTTCCATGGGTGTATCCGGTTTTTCCTTTTTGAGACGCTCGAGAACTTCAGCTGGGTGAGTGATAGGTAATTCATCCGGTTTCGTGTAATACTTCGAGTTTTCATCACCTGGTTTAATAAACGTTTCAGTACCACCAGCTTTAACAGCCATCATATCAGACTTTCGCTCAGCGAACATCTTTGCAGCGAGTGCCTGATTTTCTCTATATCCCGACATAAGTTCCTCGAGCTTTTCGTTCGTATAGTGAACGTCCTCAATCTTTGCGGTATCTGGAGGAATCAAAAGCCATTTGTACATATCAACAACATAAATATCAAAAGTTGCATCTTCTTTTTGAAGGCGTTTCGCGTGCGAAGCCGCTTCGTCACGAGTTGCAAAAGCACCTCTAATCTTGATACCAAACTTATCGTTTTTTTGTGGTGCTTCTGGACCGACAACGGAAAGGCACGCGTAAAGTTGACCAGGTACAGTAGTGTAATCTTGTTCGAGAGACATTGTTATATGGTATACAGGTTTTAAAGCTTTAAGTCTTTTTC